CCGAAGCACGGTTATGAGAGTGGCTAGTCGATTAGACCAGCAACGTCAGAGTACACACGAGTGTTCGGACGGAGTTCGACACTGTGGGACTTGCGTTGTTGCTTGTAGCCACGGGCATCCGTGTACTCGCTACCAGCCTTACGGATGGACAGGATATAGGGCTTGCCCTGTATACTGACCGACCCACCGGAGTGTGGGTCAAGTAGGCTGATTGCAGTGGAGTCGATATCGCCGTCAAGCCAGTACTTAACTTGTTCAGTACCAGCTTTGTCGGTGTACGACTGTTTTGCCCACTGCAATGCAGAGGACAACTTGGATATGGCTTGTTTAATATTCATATGCTATGCTATGTCCTTTATGTTATGTTATAAGATTGCCAAAGTAAGCAGGGGCAGAGGCACCATAGTAGCCCGGAGTATTTCAGGACGCAGGGAGGCTGGAGGTTAGGGTGACTAGGGACGAAGTCAACCTAGCCGACCCCCCTAGGAGTGAAAACGGACGGGGTACGGTGCAATGTGTATCACGTACTCCCATTCTACAGTATTTTTTGAAACTTTTTTTATGTAGCTTTTTGTATGGAAAAAGTAGGAATATTACTGATTTTAGCTGTGTTACTTAAACAGGATTCTAATGACGAGACAGCTCTTGGCATTATAACTGCATCTAATGACGACAGAAAGCACCAGTATATAGACATCCGAGAGGGTGATAATTGGTGTTGGTTGCATAATGAGTGGGAGAATGTTAGGATTGTCAACTCAAGTTACAGGCGTAAAGAAGAGTCTGATAGTACAGAAGCTGTATCTCTTAATAATTAAAGAATTAAACGCATTCCGTTAAAGGAAATAGTAACTCTTGCACTTTGTATATAAAGGGTTTTATATTTTTTTCAATATTTTGTTCTGATTTATTTATTAAGGGGTAACTTTCTGAATGTCGGTAACGATAGAAGATTATATTAACGAAGAAGGCAAGTTAAGCTACGAAAACTTATGGAAGGAACTGTCACAGATGACGGGATTCCGTGCAGAAGTACGTAGAGGAATTAGGTTTGAGGAGGTACGCAATGCGTTCAATACTTATAAGGCTCAGCAGGATAATAGAACTGTGGATAAGGCTCTGGATTCTAAAGATGGAGTTCTATCTAAAGGAACTTTATCAGAAGCTAACATCATAAAGTACATAAACTCTAAAGCAGGGACTAAGTTTACCCTAGCTGAAGACAAGTATAGTACATATGATGCAGAAGAACCACGATATATAGCTGAAATAAAGATACGTAACAAACATTACGCAGATTGTCTCATAGAATTTGACAAGTATATGGCTAATAAGGGTGTTGCCGACATAGAAGGTAAGCATTTTTTGTACATTGTAGCTGTAAATCCACATATATACGTATTTAACATACATAAACTAGGTAAAATTAAGTGGGAAGACAGGGAAATGCCTAGAAACAGCCATTTTGGTGGGTATGAGGACAAAAAGATTAAGAAAGTTGGATATATTAACGTAAATAAAGCGAGTATGTGTTATGATTATACTAAAGCCTAGTATCACTTATTTTAATAAATCAGTAATGTCAACATCTTGGGACTATATTGTTTTCAGTAACGATTAACCATAAAGATAAAGGTCCTACTGACTATATCATCTATACTAAAGATGAGGCATTAAAAGCAAAGATACCATTTAGACACTGGCAGAAGGTAGAACAAGGTGATTATGCTCTTACAGATGATGACTTTGTAGCACGACTTATAAAGAAAAAGGAATACAAAGCTAAAGATGGTAGAAATAGCTATTATTTTAGGTTTCCTTTTGGCTATATTATGTGGGATAGCAAATACCCCACTAAGAAACTTAATTGTGGTGGTAGAGTTACTAACACTACTATGACTGGTAAAAGCTGGTTAGAGGTTAGATGTGGTAGTAATGATTATCAAGATTTAGCTTTCTGGGCGGCAGTAACAGAAAACAGAGATGTTGCTATTGACAAGGTTTATGGTAGCATTAGTACTGGTAAGCGTAGAAAACTAAAACGACATATGCGAACGGAGGCATTTAAAACAATGAAAAGAGATGAAGCACAAAAGTTATTATCAGATAATATGATGGATGCAGATTATTTTATTGATTTAATGAAACAAGGGGTTGATATTGCACTAAAGAAAGAAGATGTTAATGGAATAAGGGGTTTTGTTAACGATGGTATGGAAATACACGGAATGAAGGATAAAGAAACAGTAACGGTTACTGATAAGATAGAAGCAGTCCAAACCAGAGCTTTAATTGACAATATTAATCAAGAAGAGAATAAGTTAATAGCAACAAGGAAGCAGGAGGTCCCAGTTGAAACTAACAGCACCAAAGAGGAAGACTAGCTTTGCTAACTGGTATATAGTTAGGAGAATGCTACATATAGAAGAGATTGATGAAGTAAAAGAATTAGTAAGCACAATAGGTTTATCAACTGCTAAGACTATAGGTGATAGAGACAATTATAGAGATAGTTGGGTAAAGTGGTTGCCAGACTGTGATACAAGTGAATATAAATGGTTATACAACAGAATATGGAAATGGGCTAATATAGCTAATGATGACAACTGGGGATTTGAGATTGCAGGTTGGAAAGATAGTTTGCAATATACTTTTTATGATGCTCCGAGTGGGCATTATGATTGGCATACTGACTTCGGTGGTAAAGGGATAGACCATAGAAAGATTAGCTCTACAATTTTATTAAAGAAACCAGAAGAAGGTGGTAATTTGTTATTTAGATGTGGTAATGAAGATATAACAATACAACTAGATGAAGGAGATGCAGTATTCTTTCCTTCTTGGGTTAACCACAAAGTTGAACCAGTTGTTTCTGGAACTAGGGAGAGTATAGTATCGTGGATATCGGGTCAGCCGTTCAGGTAGATACATTTGAGGAGAAGTGGGCACAGACGAATGCTTTGAAAAAGCTGAAGTCGAATATTGGCTTATTTGGTAAGACAATGTTCCCCACTGCTCTAAATAAAGAAGTACCCCCTTTCCATCACGAAATTTATAAATCCTTGTCCGATGAGACTCTAAGGCGTGTACTCATTGCGGCTCCGAGAGGAACTGCTAAGAGTACTGTGACCTCCTTGATTCTACCCCTTCACAAGATAGCCTTTAAGCCATCGGGCGAGGACCTCTTTATGGTAATTATATCGGAAAGTCAAACACAGAGTATTAACTTTCTATCAAGGATAAAATACCATCTTGAAAATTCTAATAACTTTAAGCAAATGTTTGGGGATTATGGACCCACAACAGCTAAGCGATGGACAAACAACGACATCGTACTACATAATGGTGCTCGTATTGTGGCTGTTGGTACTGGTCAGCGTGTACGGGGGTTTATTGAAGGTGATACTCGTCCTAATCTCATTATCGTAGATGACTACGAATCAGAATTAAATGCGTCAACACCAGAAGGACGTGCTAAAAATAGGAAATGGATAACTGAAGCTGTAATACCATCACTTTCTGACGAGGGAAGGGTAGTTATGATTGGAACTGTTATATCAGAGGATTGTTTCTTATATTGGGCTAAAGAATCTCCAGCTTGGAATGTATTATGGTTCTCTATATACAATGACGATGGTAAGAGTATATGGGAAGAAAGATTTCCTGAAGAGAGAATACAACAAATAAAACAGGAGTTTGAATCTGTAGGTAATTTAAATGGCTTTTATCAAGAGTATATGAATGAGGCACAATCTCCAGACAATGCTCCATTTAAGCCAGAATATATAAAACTACATCATTATGAGTACAAAAGAGAGAATGGGCAAAATTTACTGGTCCGTACTGTCGATGGTGAGACAGAGCGTAAACCAGTTGAGATATATTGTGGGATTGACCCTGCTAGTAGTCTTTCTGCTCGTAGCGACTTTTTTGTTATTGCTACTATGGCTCTTGACAATGATGGTAATAAATATATTGTGGATATACTCAGAGACAAGCTCGACCCTGCAATCCAGCCGGAAACTATTATTAAGACTTATAAAAAATATAGACCAAAAAGAATGAAGATAGAAACAGTGGGCTACCAAGAGGCACTGAGGAGTAACGTAAGAAAACAGATGCTAGATGAGAACCTGTATATACCGGGACTCGAAAAAGGCATAAAACCAAGACAAAAGAAATCCGAACGATTGTTGTCCTTGGTTGCTCCACTAGCAAGAGGCGAGTTTTATTTTAGACCAAATGATATACACGCACAACAAGAGTTTCTATCTTACCCTAGAGGAAAACACGATGATATTCTAGATGGTATCTATTATGCACTCGATGGAGCTAAACCAGCAAGAAAAAAAGAATGGGACCCCGATTATAAACGAAAACCCAGAAAAGTTCTTGACTGGTTGACTATGTAATATGTAAACTCGCCCCAATGGCGTACGAAGAACGGGAAGACTCTATCCCTGAGGATATTGTCGATACTACCCAACAATTATGGAAATCTTATAGTAACAAGCGTGAGACTTGGGCACAACAAGCTCAAGAAGACGCTGAATTTAGATTAGGTAGACAATGGACAGCAGAACAACAAAGAGTTTTACTTGAGAGGGGACAAGCTCCACTAGTAGTAAACCGAATCCATCCAGCAGTTGAAGCCGCCAAGGCTTTACTTACTTCAGGCAAACCACAATTCAGAGTATCACCTCGAGAAGATAGCGATAACAAAGTAGCTCAGATTTTTAATGGACTACTTGAATATATGTGGTATATATCGGACGGAACACAGGCAATCCGTAATGCGATAGACGACTATTATACAATGGGACTCGGTGCTATGATGGTGTATATTGACCCTCTCAAGGACTTTGGTAGAGGTGAAGTATGTTTTCACGATGTTGACCCATTAGATATTTATATAGACCCTAATGCTAGAGATAGATTAGGTGACGATGCAGAGAATATTATTATAAGTAGAATGTTCACTAAAGAACAAGCTATGAAGATGTATCCTCAATATGAGACTGCAATTAAAAACGCCACATCAGATTTACACACAGACAGACCTACTACACAAAGAGTAGATGATAGAGGTATAGTATTTCCAGAAGATACAGCAACAAAAACAGATTTAAACTTTGGCGAGAACTCTGAATATATAAGAGGTTACGAGCGTTACTATAAAGTATGGGTTAAACGATTCCACGTAAAAAACAATATAGATAAGGTTGAAGAAGTCTTTGACCAAGAAGCTATGCAGGAATACTTAGCTAGACCAGCAGTTAAGATAAATGGTCAGCCTATTACAGATGCTAAAAAAGCAGAAGCTTTGATTGCACAGATAATGCAACAATATGAACAAATGGTTCAAAAAGCTCAAATGGAGCAAGAACCAGAACCAGAAATGCCAAAAATAGAGGAATTAACTTATGCCGATTTAGTAGAAGAAGGTCTTATAGAGACCGTGTCGGTTCCAGTACAAAGGGTCAAGATGTGCGTCATAATGGGAGACAAATACTTGTATTCCCGTATCTTACCCACGGAACACTATCCTATTGTATTGTTTATGAATATACATACTAGAACACCCTACCCGGTTTCTGACGTTAGGATGGTAAAGGATATGCAAGAATATATCAATAAGACACGGTCTCTTATAATTGCCCACGCTACAACAAGTACGAATACAAAGATTTTAATACCAAGTGGTTCTGTTGATATGCAAGATTTTGAACAGCGTTGGGCACAACCGGGTGTGGCTATTGAGGTTGATATGGATTCTGGTGCTCCACAACCGGTACAGCCCACACCATTACCTAATACTTTATTTCAAAATGAACAAGTAGCTAAAACAGACATAGACCACGCATTAGGTTTATATGAACTTATGCAAGGTAATGCTGAAGCCGCCCCTCACACATACAAGGCTACAGTATCACTTGATGAATTTGGACAAAGAAAGATTAAATCTAAATTACAAGATATAGAATCTGGATTAGTTAGAATGGCAAAGGTAGCTATACCTCTTATGCAGGAACTATACCAAGCTGAAAAGATTGTAAGAATTGTACAACCTAATAATAGTTTATCAGAAATAGCAATTAATAAAAAGATATATGATGATAAAACTGGTGAAATAAGCGTTATGAACGATATTTCTAGAGGCAGTTTTGATATTGTAGTAGTTACAGGCTCTACATTACCAACAAATAGATATGCACAACTTGAGTTGTATATGGATGCTTATAAGAATGGAATTATTGATAAGCAAGAAGTATTAAAGAAGACAGAAGTATTTGATATGGAAGGTGTATTGGAAAGAACTGATGTAGTTGGACAATTACAACAAAAACTCCAAGCACAAGAAGAGCAGATTAAAAAATTAAAAGGTGATATGCAGACTCGTGAAAGAGAAGTATACCACGCTAAGCAAAGAGCTGAAATAGAAAAATTTAAGACGGAACTCGACAAGACTAGCACACAAAGTAAAGCGTCTGCTAAGATGTTCGAGAAACGCCTTGATGATGCTTTAGGACAAGCTAAAAGTGAAGTTCGTAGAACAATCGCTGATAATAAAAAAAGTAGCACCTCTGAGTCCTAACAGAGCCTACGCAATCAAGAAAAGGAGAACAAATGACTGAAGAAGTAATGGCACCGGAAGCTCCGGTTACCCCTGAACCAGCAGTAAGCGTTCCTCAAGATGCACCTATGACACCTGAAGCGGCGTTTGACCAAACTCAGGATAAAGGTACATTGATAGATGACTTTTTTCGTGCAAATAAGATGGACGATGTTCCATCTGAAGCTGTAAATGAGCCTTCACCAGTTGAAGTACCTACAGAAACAGCTACGGAGGGGGAATCACCCGTTGATAATGATGTCAAGCGTTATCAATACTGGCAAAGTGAGGCAGATAAGGCTAGAAATGAAAATGCAGAAATGGCAAAACGCCTTGAAGCATTAGAAAATCAAGCTGTTCAGCCACAGCCAGAAACATTAGAACCTATTGAAGAAGAACTGACTTTTCCTGACCCCCCAGCAAAACCGGGGAAACCGGCAGGATATAGCAGAGCTGACGCATTGGATGACCCGAGTTCTGAAAGTGCTCGTTATTTAGACACTGTTGATAAGTGGCGTGATGATATGGATGAATATAATCGCTTACATCAACAATACACTCAAGCAGTAATGGTTGAGGAACGACAACGAATACACGAAGAACAGAAAGAAATTCAAAGGGCTCAAGCTGAAAGAGAAGAATACAATAGTAATATGACGAATATGAAATCACATTTACAACAAACTTATCAAGCATCTGATGAAGAAGTAGCTAAGTTTGTAGAGGTGATGGATGACCCTAAGAATATTACTGTAGACAACTTATTTCAACTTTACAGGATGCAAAATGGTACTCAGGCTGTACAGCCAATGACCCAAACTGCACAAAGTGAAAGTTTTGAGCAACGAAAAAGAGCACAATCTGTACCTACACCTATGGGTGTAGTACCCGGACAAAGTTCTAGTCAGCAAAACGGTCAAGACACTATGATGGATTCTATGATAAATGACTATAAAAAACGAAACCCATTCGGTTAACTTGTTAGTCGGTGGGTGTAACTAGGAGATACTAAAATGGCAAATGTCTTTAGTAATGATACTGGCGTAGCCCCACAGGGCATCAGTATCAATGATTCCCGCCGAATTTTTAATTTTGGCGAAAGAGTATCTGAGTTAGCTCCTCAACAGTCACCGTTTTTTGTCTATCTAAGCAAAGTTGCAAAAGAGGCTACGGATGACCCCGTATTCAAATTTCTTGAACAGCGTCATCAATGGCAACGTAGGAACTTTATTGTTAAGACAGACGGAGCGGCAACTGCAAAGGATGCCTCAGTTACTTATGATGTCGTAGCTGATTACGACAAATACGGTAACGACCTCACCTTAGGTGGTGGGTCAAGTACAGCGGCACCTCAATACTTACTTGTTGGACAAGTAATTAGAGTAAATGGGAAAGCACTTAAAATCACTGGTGTTACAATCGGTGATGGTAATGCTGGAACTTACTCTACTGGTGACGCAACAACTCACTCTGAAATAGTTTGTACAGCTTTAGAAGCTATTGCTGAAGCAGACGTTGAAGTCGGAGCGAAAGGTCAAGTAATTGGAAGTGCTTGGGCTGAAGGGTCTACTGACCCAGAAGGCTGGAAAGATGAGCTTTACTCTAGAGAAGGATACTGTCAGATTTTTAAGACAGCTATTCAGCTCTTTAGTGGTTCTTCTTTAGCTACTCGTTACAGAGGAAGACCAGATGAATATCGTAGAGTTTGGGCTGACTGCCTAATGCAACATAAGATGGATATTGAACACGCTATGTTGTTTGGCATTGGTAAATCTGACGAAGCCGCCGCTGGTGGACCAGTTAGATACTCTCACGGTATTGTACCTTACACTGAAGCAAATGGTAAGATTTTTAATTTTACTTATGCTTCCTCTACTTATGATGACTTTATTGATGCGATGAAAGATTTCTACGCACCAGAGTCTGGAAATAGTGGAGACAAGTTAGTACTTGCTTCTCGTAAGGTCTTAGCTTACTTAAATAAGCTAGGCTCTAATGGTTTCTTGAATAACACTGTCTCTTCTAGCTCTTATAAGTTAGATGTTCAGAACATTCAAGGTGCTTTCGGACACCAAGTAACTAAGATTAATACAATCTTTGGTAACTTGCATTTCGTAGCAGAACCATTGTTCAGAGGTCAGGATGAGAATCTTGCAATAGCTATTGACTTAGCTAATGTTAAGTATAGACCGTTACAAGGTAATGGTGTATCAAGAGACACTCACATCTTGACAAACATACAGAATAACAATGTGGATGGAAGAAAAGATATGGTTATGACCGAAGCCGGTTTAGAAATCAGTCTACCTGAAACCCACGCAGTTATGAAGTGGTCTTAATCAACGGATTAGGTATATTATGGGGGGTCTTCGGACCCCTCATAAGGAAAATATAGATGTCATTTACTACTAGATTACAACAGAATCTACATTCAATATCGGGTTTAGATTTAAATCAAGCACTTGAAAAGGGTATAGAATATACTCTTTCTCTTATAGGGCAAAACCCTGCTTTGTTAGAAGATTTTTCAACAACATTAGAATCGGTTGCTAATGGAATAAATTGGCAAACAGATGTTAAGGGACTTTATTTATTAAATGTAAGTAGAAAAGATGGTTCTGTTTTTAGAGAAGCTAGAAAAGTATCAGCCTCTGTAAAAGATAGAATAGCTGACAGCAGTAGTATACATTTTGCAACTGCATTATCTCCAGCTTATTATTTAGAAGGTGCTAAAATATATATGAGCCCTATTGCTGGTTCAGGTAGTGAAATAAAGTTAGAAGTAGTTCAGAATATTAATGGATATAGTTTTAATGACAACAATGAAAAGATTTATAATTCAGATGGAGATGCTAGTACTCAAAGTGGATTTCCTATTCAATTTAATGAATTAGTAGTACTACACGCATCTGAAACTTTATTAATAGAAAAGTTATCTAACTTTGCTAGTACATTACCAACAGACTTAGATGGTAATACAACTTTATTTGATGAAATAGCTGACGTATCAGCTAGTATTAGTTACACATTTCCTACAAGTGATTTTAATGATGCAATAACAAAAGCTCAAAATTTAATAGATGGCACTACAATGGGTGGTGATACAGAAAATGAAAGTGTACAATATTGGTTAAACGATGAAGATGAAGATATGGTACAAGTAACACTAGCTACTGCCGCACAAGAATTAAGTAGAGCGAATGTTATATTAAGTGAATTTAATGCAGAGCTTGGTGGACAATCTGCACAAAAGCAACAGGCTTTAGCAGAGTTCCAAGCTAACTTAGCTAAAAAAATACAGCTATATAATACAGTTATACAAAAGATACAAGTTGATTATCAATGGATGACTCAACAACTACAATTAATAACTAGCAAGAAACAAGAGTTTATACAATTAAATATAACTCCTAAAAAACTTGACACTAACGAGAGGCAAGTATGAAACTAAAAGAGATGATTGAAAGAGTACAGCAACATCATCCAGATATGGGAGTAGTTGAAATTGTAAGGTCGTTAAATGATGGAATGAACGATATGGGATTTAGAGCAGAGATGGTAGAGTCGATAGACCAATTTACAACAACTGCAAATCAAAGAGTATATCCATTAAAAAAGCATATTATTAAAGTTAAAGGTGTAGATTATAACGGCAAAACAATTAAAAAATTAATAGGTAGACCCAAAGAAAGGGACCTAACGTAATGGAACGAAGTAACTTTAATCTTAGTCAATACTTATGGTGGACAGAACGTGATTCTGTTCTTATTGCATATTATGATGCTAACTTAGACAAGTTTACTACTCCAACAGATGCAGTTACAGTAAACTTATTATATATACAAAGACCCGATAAATTTTTAATTCCCGGAGAAGGACCAGAAAGAGATGGTTTTTCTTCAGGGGATACTTACTTAGAAACTACGCTAGATAGTAGTGGGCAAGTAACAGAAGCTACTTATTTAAATCAAGTATGTGAAATACCAGAACAATTTCACGAAGCTCTTATTGCAAGAGTTATAGCAAATGGTTATGAAAGAAAAGCTGAAACAATACCACTAGCACAACACTTTATGATGAAATATGAGGCAGGTTTAAAACAAGCAAGAAATTATTCTTATAGAGGCAGAGATGGTTCTAAACAAAGTATAGCACCAATGGATTTCTAATGTCAGTAGCTTTTGATAAAATTAGTCTAGCTTTTGATAAGATAGTTTATCCTTTTAATAATATACTTTTAACATTAATAAAAGGTACTCAAACAACTCGTGTTGTATTGCCAACTAAACCGATATTAACTAGAGTTGTTAAACCAGTACTTACAGTTTCAACTAGAGTTGCTGAACCAACAGCACCAACATATTCGAGGGTACAATAATGGCAGGTAGTTTATCGAGTCCTAATTTAGTAAAAGACGTATACACGAAATTAGTTTGGTATAATACATCTAATGGTAAGTTTTATAGAGATAATGGAACTTCTGATGTAGAGGTACTACCACAGCTAATATCTGGAAATATTTTAAAACATCAAACAAGTAGCACAGTATCATCTGGAGACTTGTTTCAAATACTTAATAACAGCACAGAGGTATTCTCGGTTGACTACCAAGGAGCTGTTCATTTAAAACCAAGAACATCGGCACCTAGTGACAATTCTGAAGGAACTCTTTATTACAATAGTTCTGAAGGTAGTCTATTGGTGTCCGTAGAAGAATAGGAGATAGCTATGGCTAAAGTCTGGAAGAAGCTCCAACGTGCAGACGGTGACTTCACGGGTACTATAGACGGTACCTCGGCAGGTGACGTTAAAACAGGAGCAGTCGCTGGAACAGCGGCAAAAACAATAACTGATGCGGCGTTTGATGGCGATACAAAGCTAAAAACAGCAAACGCTCAAGCAGGTATGATTAACTCTAATACAACAGCAACTGATGTTGGATTAGGTAACGTAACGAACGAATCTAAAGCAGATATGTTTGCATCGCCGACATTTACAGGTACAGTTGCAGGTGTAAGTAAAGCGGCAGTAGGTTTAGCAAATGTAGCAAACGAGAGTCCAAGTACATTAAAAACTACAATGTCATTAAACAATGTTACTAACGAAAGTAAGTCTACAATGTTTGCCTCACCAACCTTTACTGGTAGTATTACTGGTGTAGATAAAGATGACGTGGGATTAGGTAACGTAGATAATAATTCAACAGCTACTATATTAGGTGGAACATTAACTGGTGCAGTTGCTAATTCAGCTACAGTTGGTGGTACAGCCGCTTCTACAGTAGCTTCGGGTGCGGCAAGTGGTGCAACAGTAATAAGTGCTTTTGACACTAGTGGTTCTGACCCAATTATTAAAGTAGCTAACGCCCCAGCAACATTGAAAAACTCTGAAGTTGATGCGGCTCACGTTGGTTTAGGAAACGTAACTAATGAAAGCAAGTCAACAATGTTTTCATCTCCAACTTTTAGTGGTACGGTAGCAGGTGTTAGTGCAACACACGTTGGACTTGGAAATGTTACAAATGAATCTAAGTCAGATATGTTTGCGTCTCCTACGTTCACAGGAACGGTAGCAGGAGTTTCTAAAAGTCACGTTGGATTAGGAAGTGTTGTTAACCAAGCAGTAACAGTTGCAGGTGGTAAAATAAAACTTGATGGTACAGCACAAACAATAGATGCTGAAACAGTAGGTGGAGATAGTAAAGATACTATTAAGTCTGCCGCAGTATCAACAGCAGAAACAAACATTATTGGTAGTGCACCGGGTACTCTAAACACTCTTGATGAGTTAGCCGCCGCACTTAACGATGATGCTAGTTTTAATAGTACGATTACAACAAGTATCGCAACTAAAGCAGTAAAGCCAGTAACTATAAGTGACCCAACTTCAACACCTTCAGAAGATGTTGGAGTTCAAGGTATACATAACGATGAACTCTATGTAGTGCAGGATGTATAATGGCAAAGGAAATAAAAAAGTTCAAACTAAGTGAATTAACTTGTACTGTCCCTGAAAAGGGGCAGTATGAGAATCTTCCATATGATTATTCTGATTTAAAACAATCTTTGATTGATAAAGGTTATAAACCAGAAGACTATGATTACATTGCAGTACAATCTGATGGTAAAGTATTATATGGTGGTCGTAGAGTTTGGCTTATGCAAAAAGATATGTCTATGGACCAATCAACAGAAATTGCTTGTGAAATATGGACTAGAGCTGAATTTGATGCAAGTTTAGTAGCAACTCTTAATGTTAAAGATTACTTTCCCGGTAAAGACAGTAAGGGCAATATTGGAACACCAAAAAAACAAATAGCACAAACTGCTGTATTAAATGGTTATCCAAATCTTGTAGCTAGACATAAAAAGAAACCTAACATTGCTGGGTACGATTACGATATAAAAAACTCTGCTGGAGAAAAAATAGATGCAGGGAAGTCTTAATGGGTTTTTGGGAGAAAGCTAAAGGAGCAGTAGTTACTGAACAAAAAGAAGAAGTTGTAGACTTACAAGCAAAACTTTCAAAATTAGAGTTGTCTGATATAAATTATATAAACGACTTAATGATAGAAAGAACATATAGGGGACGTGAACTTGAACAAGCTACAACCACTTATTTAAAAATAAAGTTTATTAAAACAATGCTAGAGCAAGGAGAGCAAAGTGAAGAAGAAACTGAAAATAGTTAAATGCACAACTCAAGAAATAGAGGCAGTATGTACTTTATTATCTGGAGTAGAAGTTAAAGTTGCAGAAGGCAAATGGATATTTGATATGCACACAAAATTTAAAAAAGCATTTGAAGAGGCGGCAGAAGCTGACCCTGAATACACACAAGTAGAAGAAGGTGAAGTAGTTGGCTAAAGTTTGGAAAAAACTACAACGAGCTGATGCTGATTTTTCTGGTAATGTTACTGGTAAAGTTAATAATGTAGCTGTTGGTAATGTATATACTACTAGCAATAAACCTAGTAAAGCTGACGTAGGTCTTAGTAATGTAACTAATGAGTCTAAAGCTACTATGTTTGCTAGTCCCACGTTTACAGGTACTGCAACTGGCTTATCTAAAGCAAGTGTTGGTTTAGGTAATGTAGATAATAGTTTATTTACATCTGCTGGTAAGTTTAAAGGAGACATTACTAATTCATCCGGAACAACGGTATTTACTGCTAGTACAGGTGACTTTACAGGTAAGATTGACGGAAGCAATGCTAAAGATGTAAAAGACAAAGCCACTGCCGCTAAAGATGCTGTTGATGGTAATAGTTCTATAACTATGGTAGGTGGCTCATTAAGTATTGGTACTCCAGCAAGTGGTGTATATCCTTTTGCAGTAGATAGTTCTGGTAATCTTAAAATAGCTGATGACGAATTTCAAGCACTAGCTAATGGTACTGTTAATTGTAAAGGTAACTTTACTATTAATCAAGACCCTAATGGTGATTCAAAAATTGTATTAAAAGGTGATGGCACAGGTCAAGCTGAAGTAGAAGTACAGGGAGCTAATCCTACATTTGACCTTGGGGGAACTAATCCACTTGGTACATCAACACTTTTTATTAGAAGAGGTGGTACAGGTAATCAAGCAAGAATATTATTCCAAACAGCTACTACAAACAAGTTTGGTATAGGAGTAAGTCATACTGTAGACAACGACCAATTCTGGATACATAATGGAAATGGTTATTCTGGCAGTTCTCCACACCCTGAAAGGGTATTGTCTTTTGACCCAGATGGTAAAACAGGTTTCTTTGCTAATAGTAAAACAGTAAGTGGTTTTACATTTGGTAGTGATGGTACTAATAAACACGTTTATGTTAAAGATGGAAGTTTAGGTATAAATACTGCACCTAGCGATAGTTATAAATTAGATGTGGACAATGGCGTTACAAGATTTAATAGAGGTAACTCATCTGGTGATATTACTGAATTTAGAGGTCAAAATGCTTCTAAAATGAAAGTAAAAACAAGTGGTGTAGATATAATGACAAACGCTTATATCACTGGACAATTAGATGTGGTAAATGATTGTACTTTTGAAAGCGATGTGCAAATTGATGGTAGTACAACAGGTATTCAGTATGGTGATTTAGAAGGCAAACCTACTATACCAAATCTTACTTATGGAACTAGTGTTTCTACAGGTGCAGGTTATATATGGGTAATGCCATCTCAGTTTATGCCTAATGATGATAACTCTTACTTTAATGCGGCTATGGTAGATAATGGTGCTCAAGCAAGGGTTATGTCTACTAGCTTAGAACTATATGCAAACATACCTATACCTGCTAATTACAAAGTTACTCATTTTAGAATGAATGGTACGGCTAGTGTAGCTTGTGATATTTATTATAGTGATATTACAACAGCTACTGCAACAAGTGCACAAGTAACAGCTCTGTATACTAATACAAATAATGCAACAAATCCATCAAGTGGGATAGCGGCTGACACTACCAATGGTCGTTATATAATACTTAAATGGAATCCAACTTCAACAGCACATCGTTTATACGGTGCGTATTTAAAACTAGCGGCAATATAATGGCAAAAGAAAGATTATCAGACGCAAATTTAAGAGAGTTAACAAGTAAACCAGCTACGCTTAAAAGTAAAGCTAGGTTGCCACACTTATTTGATTCTAATGATGTGGAGTCAGACTCAACACTAGACCCTATTACACACAACGTAATGGACGCTGTAGAGTTGTTAAGAGTTGATTTTAATAAGTTATATGATGATGTACATCACGTATATAAAATGTTATTTAATGCTTTTGGAACAGCAGAATCTGAACAATGGGATAGTACAGGACCAACAGGTCCTCAAGGCACTACTGGTGTTCAGGGTCCAGCAGGTCCCCAAGGTCCTCAAGGACCACAAGGATTAAAGGGCGATACCGGAGCACAAGGTCCAGCAGGTCCTAAGGGTTCTACAGGAAGTCCGGGTACAGATGGTTCTGCTGGTGCTAAAGGTGACAAGGGTGATACTGGGGACACTGGTGCAGTAGGTCCAACAGGTCCACAAGGAGTCAAAGGTAGTACGGGTTCTCAAGGAATAGCAGGTCCAACAGGTCCTACAGGAGGGACTGGTCCTACTGGTGCTACAGGTCCTACCGGAAGTGTAGGTCCAGAAGGTTTAATATGGGAAGGAACTTGGAGTAGTGCTACAACTTACACAGTAGATGATGCTGTTATTTATAGTGGAACTTCATACATTTGTATAAAAACTAGTAAAAATCATACACCACCTAATGCAACTTATTGGTCAGTATTAAGTGCTAAAGGTAATACAGGTCCTACTGGACCGACTGGAAGTACTGGTCCTCAAGGTATTCAAGGACCTCAAGGTGTTGTTGGTCCAACTGGAGCCAAGGGTGATAAAGGTGATACAGGTTCTCAAGGTCCTTCTGGAGCAAAAGGTGATGACGGACCAACCGGACCACAGGGCGTAAAAGGAGATACAGGTTTAAAAGGGGATACGGGTTCAACTGGACCAGCCGGTGCAAATAGCACAGTAGCAGGACCCGTAGGACCTACAGGTCCACAAGGTGTTGCAGGACCAAAAGGTTCTACTGGAAGTACTGGTCCTACAGGACCAACTGGACCAGCTTTTGTTTATTCAGATTTTACATCAAGTCAGTTGTCAGGATTGACTGGACCAACTGGTGCTCAAGGACCAGCAGGAAGTAACGGGACTAATGGAGCTAAAGGCGACAAAGGGGACACTGGTTCACAAGGACCAGCAGGACCTAAAGGTGACACAGGAGCAACAGGTCCAGCCGGACCTAAGGGAAGTACAGGTTCGCAAGGACCTGCCGGACCTACAGGTTCTCCCGGTGCTGATAGTACTGTTGCAGGACCTACAGGTCCAACAGGTGCCGCTAGTACCGTAGCAGGTCCTCCGGGACCTACTGGCTCTACTGGAGCTAAAGGAGATACAGGTGCAAAAGGCTCAACTGGTAGCCAAGGTCCAGCAGGACCTCCGGGTCCATCCGGTGGTACAGGTCCAGCAGGAGCTGATGGAGATGATGGTGCTACAGGAGCACAAGGACCACCCGGACCAGCCGGACCTTCTGGTGGCACTGGACCAAAAGGTGATAAGGGAGATACAGGTAGTACTGGACCCTCTGGTGGAACTGGACCAGCAGGTGCAGATGGTAGTAATGGTTCGCCCGGACCTCCGGGACCAGCAGGTCCAAAAGGTGATACGGGTAGTACTGGTAGTGCAGGAGCTAAAGGAAGTACTGGAAGTGCAGGACCAGCAGGTCCAGCAGGACCAGCCGGACCGGCAGGACCCTCGGGTTCAGCAGGAGCAGACGGACCACCGGGACCACCGGGACCTACAGGACCAGCAGGTAGTGGTAGTTTTACTGGAAGTCAGTCATTCCTTATTAATAGTAAAGGGGCAACAAAATCAATAGATGTAACTAATGGTTTAGTAACAGGATTTAAATAGGAGTTATATGTTAAAAGCAGAATTAGAAGCGTGGAAAAAGGACACTGAAGATAAGTGTAAAGAAGCCCACGACTTGATAGATAATAAAAGCTACGGCGATATTAAACTAGAAGATATGCAAAAAATATGGACTATTATGAGAGGTATCTTAGGTTTAGAAATACCTAAAGATGAATGAGGACCTTGCGAGGTCGTACAAGGTTAACAGAATTGATGATAACTTTAGCGTCCATCTTAATATTAAGTGGCTTATTCAGTTGCTTGTTCTTACAGGTACGCTTGTGTATACATACGTTAGTATTGAAACACAACTTAGCAATATTGCAAGAGAGCTTGAGCATCTATCAGAAAGAATTACTAAATTAGAAGCGAAGCACGAAGCAGAAATAGAAGAAATTGAGAAATGGTATAAACAATCACTTGAACTAAATCCTCTTAAATGGGGGCGTAAAAATAAATAATCCGGGGAAATATGGACTTTTTAGCAGTATATTCAGAAGCAGGAATGATTGGCGTAGTCGGAGCTATGTTTGTCTATATGGTGTACAGTATGAACAAACGTGCTACTGAACAGGCTCAAGCATTGGAAAATTTAAAAGTAGAAAACAAGGGTCAATCTGAGACATTAGAGAATATGGAAGGTATGGTCATTAAACTTATTGGGCGTTGGAATCAATCAGATGACAAGCTTGATAGAAAGTTTGATGCTGTTATAAAAGAGATAAATGATTTAGATAATCAAGTGTCTCGTATAGATGGCTCATTAAGTAGGATAAACGGTAAACACTAATGAGTGAAGCTTGGACAAGAAAAGAAGGCAAGTCACCTAGTGGTGGCTTAAATGCAAAAGGCAGAGCTAGTTACTCTAAAGGTACATTAAAAGCTCCTGTAACACAAAAGAACCCAAAGGGTAAAGCTAAAGCTAGACGTAAGTCATTCTGTGCTAGAATGTGTGGAATGAAAAGAAGACTTACTAGTGCTAAAACAGCTAGAGACCCAAATTCAAGAATTAATAAAGCATTACGTAAATGGAACTGTAAATGTGGTTCTTCATCTAAAGCTAGTGCTGTAAGTAAAGCAAAGAAGTTGAGGAAGTAATGGCTAAAAAAGGTGGTTTAATAAGTTGGATGTTTGGTGGTAAGAAATATAGTGGGACATTAATACCTAGTATGGAAACTGCTACACATAGATTTGCAAGAACTCATAACGGAAAAATTAAAAGGTTACCTAAACGGAAGAAAAAATGATGGATAGTTTAAGAGTAAGTGGAATAAGTACAGGATTAGGTATGGTATACTATACGGACATTATATCTGGAGTGTTAATGTGTTTAATGTTTTGTATTAACATATACTACCTATGGTTAAAAACAAAAAAGATAAAGGAATCATAATGGATTTAAAAGGGATGATGTTAGAGTTAGCTGAAAAACAAGCTGACGCTATGAAAGACAAGATGGTTGAAGAGCTAGGAAGTGAAGATATGGCTTCTAAGATAGCTTCTGCAATCAATAAGAAAATTGACATACCTTTCGTATCAGAAGATAAAGAACAAATCTTCTTTGAAAAGTGCGTTGATGTAGTTACTGATATTATTGAAGGTATGTTTAAAAAGTAAATGACTTTCGAGGATGCAGTAAAGATTATCCTTAAACACGAAGGGGGATATGTTAATGACCCTGTTGACCCGGGTGGGGAAACTAATATGGGCATTAGCAAAAAAGCATATCCCTATCTTAATATTAAGGAACTAACTAAAAAAGATGCTGAAGATATATACTTCAAAGACTATTGGTTAAAAGCCAAAGTGTCTAAAGTACCTGAAGAACTACGTATGATATATTTTGATATGGTAGTTAATATGGGAAAGTCAAGAGCAGTTAAGATACTACAACAAGCTATTACAGCTAAAGGTGTCAAGACTGAAGTTGATGGAGGTATAGGTCCTAAGACAATTAGCAATGCCTTAAAGTCTGGTTTAGAACCAGATAGGTTACGTAGTTACAGAGTTAAATACTATGCAGACTTAATAGGAAGAAAACCTAGTTTGGAAAAGTATTGGTTCGGATGGTATCGAAGAGCGTTACAGGTATAGATATGTTTAACAACCTTAATATTAAGGGTACTAAAAGGTGGCGTAACAAAGCACCAGATAAGTGTCCTTATTGTGGATGTAAAGATGTTACAGGCATAGAAGTACTTTGTGCGTATAATGGACCCTTGTTTTGGGAATGTGATGGATGTGGAGAAAAGATGTTAAGGTTTACAAAACGAACTACTGTAAAACATTTAAAGAAAACCGAAGGCTTATTTATCGACCTAGAAGGGATGGAGACTATATGCCAACAACCACCAAATTAGATAAGGGTGTAATTAAACGTGGAATCATTACGCCAGATAAACATTTTCCGTTACATAGCAAAGAAGCAGTCGATGTGGTCTGCCAAGCGATTCGCATCATTAAGCCAGACTTTTACGTTGACCTCGGGGATACTGGAGAATTTAGTAGCGTTTCACACTGGCAATGGAAAAAACGCAAACGTCCTCCGTTGGAGTATCAACTTCCGAGAGTATATGAAGACATCGGAGCTGTTAATGAGGGTATGGATATTATTGATGAAGCCCTTGATAAGGTACGATGTAAAGAGAAATATTTCTGTGAAGGGAACCACGAACAATGGCTTAACTCGTTTGCTGAAGAAAACCCCTATTTACAAGGTCTTACGGTCCCAGACGCATTGTTACTTAAACAACGTGGTTTTGAATACTACCCAAACGGAAAATACTTAAAGCTAGGTAACCTATGGTACTATCACGGAAATCATTATTCAGGAGTTGCACACGCAAGAAATCACGTAATGAAGTTAGGTTGCAACTTAATATATGGACACCATCACGATTTACAGATGCACTCAGTAACGCATATAGATGGACCAAAGAGTGCTTGGAGTCTAGGATGTTTAAAGGATATGTCAGATGAAGCTAATGGATGGCTTGGTAATCGTAAAACAAACTGGGCACACGCTTTTGCTGTTGTTGATTACTTTGCTGATGGAAATTTTACAGTCCATATTGTCAATATTATTGACGGGCGAACTTCCTTATGGGGGAAAGAGATAAATGCCAAAGTCTAATTTTGAAATAAAGAATTTTAGTGCAGGTATAATGGCTAACCCTCAAGACGAAAGGGACATACCAACAGATGCCGCATCATATTCACTTAATATCGACCCAACGATAGACGGGGAACTTGCTGGTATTAAAAAAGACAAAGCGTTAAAATCTACAGGATTTGAAAACAGCGTAACATTAACTTCTTGGGACCAAGGTTCTAGGCATCAAAGTCAAAGTTCTAGCTATGCTTATTCACCACCAGCACCTAGTTCAGCATAATGGCAATAACTACTTCCAGCCCTAATAACAAACAGTATTGTACACTAACAGGTACATTTACTGGAACAGAAATTACTAGATTTTATATTAAAATAAATAACAGTAGTGGTACTAGCTTTAAATGGAAAACTAAAGCTGGTCAAGATGCTTGGAGTTCTGAAACAACAGTTACTAGTCATAGTGCTAATACAGCATATTTAATAACATTAGGTATGTCAGTAACTTTTACTAGAAATAGTTTAGGAACTTACTTAGCTGGAGATACTTGGATATTTGATGTAGCACCTGACTATAGATTAGCACCTAATGATACATCTAATTCATTTGATAGGTTAATTCCAATAGATAAAGAAGACGAGCAACACCTTATTGCTATTAATTCTAGGTCAGGAGAAACTGCTTATATAGAAAATTACAATTCAGATGACCCCAATATAATACAAACAAGTTCAATACCTGCTAAAGAAAATGGTTATGTTGATTATGTTGTAAATAATAAGTTAGCTTTTGTTGGATTAGGTAGAGACAAAGCATCTCAAGTTGTAGGTTATGTTAAAAATAATAACTGGGGAATTACTAGTGCTGAAGAGTTTGAAAAAGTTCAAGAAAAATCTTATCAACAAGTTTCTATATCTTCTACTGCACATAAAGTATTTACAGACGCAGTTCAATTACAAGGTGGTGGTAGTAGTATAAACGCTCCTCATTTATCAATAGGGTTTGACGTTGATGATACTGAATCTTCTTTTTATGTTTACAATAGAAACACTAATAAAGTTTATAGAAGAGAACTACCCGGTGCTCCGTTAGCAATTAGAACTTGTCCTTTTATTCAAACTGGTGGTAAAACTACAGGTATAGCTATACTAATGGCAAGTATCAATGGTGGTTATGTAAACTTCTTTCAGACTTATGAAATAAGTGATGATGGAACAGTGGTAACCTTTAAAAAATCTTTTAATCTAGAAGCACCTTCTGGTAATACTGACTTGAGAAAATTTTCTGATTTTTTAATTGTACCTAGAATAGAAGACATTAGTAGTAACTCTAATATATTTGATTTGTATTTAGCCGCAGGGCATACAAGTGATGGTAACAATGTTAAAGATGGATATGTATTTAAAGTAGAACAATTTAAAAATTATAATGAAAGTGATTTTTCTGGAAGTGATGGTGGTAATATAGAAGCTGGTGATTATATACCTACTTCTCCACAAAATAGTTACGAAGGAGAATCAAGTGTAAGTGCTCATATGTGGGTAAGATTAGATAGCCACAATGGAAATGTTAACATAATACCCTATAAAAATCATCCAGTTATAATACAAAGAAGTTGTTTAACTTTTATGGGTTATGATTCTAATGGACAAAATCCACAAATAGGAATAACTGTTAAATTAAAAAGCCCTACAGTGCAAGAAGATTCTTCACAAGATGATTATGGTGGATATGAAAGTGCTGAAGCACATCCTTTTTGGTGGGATGGATATAAATACTGGGAATTTAGTTGGGTAACTTATGTTATACCTAGAGACAGTAGTGGTAGAAATCCTTGTCATATGATGGCTCATATGAAATCAGAAGGTACTACCGGACATACAAAAAGTTGGAGCATATCAGTTTTAAATGTTAGTGGAATGCCAAAACCATCTCAATATCCTTTATTTTCTCATACTGCTAATATGAATAGCAATCAAAAATTAATGTGTTATGGTGAGTCTGACGATGGACAAAGAGTTGGTTTTTATTATTTATCTAGAACAGAAGGTGTATGTAAAGTAAGGTCTATAAAAGATAGTACTTCATTAACAAGTAATGTAAGTATGTTTCCTCAGGCTAACGCAACTGCATATACTACGTTTGATGGTTATAGTTCAGCTTATAGTGCTACTTTACCAACTAATCGCACTGAAGCTTCATTACCTACTACAGAAGATGATAATAGGTATGTTTTATCAGATAGAGAAATACAAACTACACCTGCTAACAATACTGCACTACCTACTACATTAGTTAACTTAATAAATAAAATAGGTGATGAAACTGATGAGTTGATTCCACAAACAGTTGGCACTACAAGTGCAGTTGCTAATGATATAGCAAGTGCTAGTCCTTGGTTTAATATAGATACAGTAACTCAAAATTCAGGTAAAGATTGGATAGGTGGTAGTGCTGTTAAAAAAGTATTTTACAAATGTGCTTTATTATATGACGGATTTCAAGAGTCAGCATTAATAGGTTCACCAAAAACTTATCACGAGAGTGGTACAGCATTTGCAAAAGGTTTACAAGTTCCTATAGAAATAGAAGAAGAAGCTATTGAAGGAGAACAAAAAAAGATTTCAAGAAGAATAACATCTGTTTTATTGTATAGAGCAGATGATGGCAAT